TTGCTGCTTGAAGTTTTCTTTCCTCATCATCGTAGTTTGGAACTTCCGCTGGTTCTGGAAATTTTATCTCAGGCATCGGAGGCATTTTCGGCATAAATAGTTTGGCAATAAATGACATTTGTTTTCCTTATATAATTTGGTAGCTGCTATCAGCCACTCTTTGTAAGTTTTTGTTAGTTGATTTATTTTCTTCAAGACCAGTTGCAAGACAACGTAAAGCATCCATCATGTGACTGCTCCAGTCGTGAACTGGTTTTGGTTTAAAAATTCTTTCCTTATCGTTAAATTTTCTATGGTAATGTCTAAGAGCTATAAGCAGATCTGAGCAGTTATCACTATCAATTCTGCATCTTGGCAATAACATCTTAACAGCATGAATACCATCTTCTAACTGAAGTCGTGGTGCTAATCTAAATCGAACACCAAGAGCTGCAGCTATCTCTCTTCTTGTTTTACCATTACTAAACTCCGTCTGGTCCAAATCAAAAGGTCCATAGTGAGTGTCGTAAATATAATCTTTGTCTTGTAAATATTTTATATAATAAGGTAACGCTTCGTTATCATCTTCAAATGTTTCAATAATATTAATCTGATGGTTTAGCACCTGGAAAAATATAATTGATGTACTATCGTTATAACCTATATCCCAAGCTGTACTGACTGGTAAACTTGGATCATAAGGAACAGATCCTATCTTGCCATCATCATCTAAATCCTGGACCAGTTCGCCATAGATAGAGCCTTCAATATTTCCAATAAATGAACATTCATATTCTTGGTCAAACTTAGCTTTACCCATAACGGACAAAGCAGCATCTAATTCTTCTTGGTCAACAATCTTTGTTTCAGAAGCTTTAGCTTTATAAAGAAACCATTGATCATCAGCTTGAGCTTTGTTGTAATAGTCATAAAATATATTGTTTAATCCTTTTGGCGTACCAATTAGAAACATTTTACCTTTTCTATCTGATAACGCTGGTGTTATTACTTCATCTATCAATCCTTGCGAAATCTGAGCTAACTCATCAATCGCAACCATATCTAAATAAATTCCTCTAATACTGTCAAAATTTTCTGAAGATAATAAAGTTATCCTAGAGCCATTAACTAAATCACATCTTAACTCACTTTCATTCCATTTCGTGCCTGGAATATTTTTAGTATAAAATTTTAAGTAATCCCAAGCGATGCTTTTTGCCTGTTTATAAGTTGGAGCAATGTAAGCTAGTCTTGGAGCATGATTTTTATTTGTTAAGGCTGCACGAATTAAATGGTTCAAGACCATAACAGTCTTGCCAAATCTTCTATGACAGCAAAGTACAGCATATCTATACTTGTCTAATTCTTTGTGTATGTAAGCCTGGTGCTTACGTGGCGTGTACGGAATTTGGATTTTCATTAAAAGATAATTGCACCTAATATAAATCCGATTACGAAAGTGATTAGCAAAGGATGATCAATGCAAAGACATTCTATTTTAAATCTTAACTCATTTATAAAATTCATCATACTTAGTGAACCGTTGGTGGATTATCTCCAAAGTTAGATCTCATGTGTATTTTGTTAAAAACAAATTCGCAGAAGTCGTGCAAATCCTCTTCGCTTTCAAAGCCTGAAAAATTAATAATTAAATCGTTGTCGTATGCCTTGAAACTGATGGCGGTCACATTCTTATATTTGTCTTTGATATATTTAGTCATAGATCTATCTGTTTGTTTTAATTACCGATAATTTATGTAATAGCCTCTCCGCCTGGTTTTTGGGGTATGGTCCTCTGCAAAAATCGTTCAATTCTTCTGCAAAAAGGTAGGCAATCGTTAACCAATCGACCGTACTTACCAGGAAATACAATGCTTATTTAAAAACAAGTAACATCATAGGTAACATTTATATATTTCCGAACCTCATGTCGTGTGCGAGAACTATGTTTGTGTGTTAGCTACCCAACTCTGACACGTTCTTAATCTCATTCTCGAATGTCTTATCCTCATCTGGATTATGCCAAGTAATGTCTATCTTCTGATCTACTTCAACTTGTTGCTTGTCTCCGTAGATTGCAATCAGCTTACTACTTAACCATCTGTAATGTATTAGCTTCTCTCTCGTAACCGCAATGTTCTTTGCATCTGCATTCTCTAACTCAATAATCATCTTATCAAGATATGTTTGTGCAGCTATCTTACGAGCGTTCATAATTCTATTAGAAAACTCTTTATCTGTACGCATCCAGTCGTAAACTTTAGATAAGCTTGGACTACCTTTGGTTTGGCAAATGGCAACAAGACTTGTTCCATTCATTAGTAGTCGTTCTATATCATCAGCTATTGCTGGTGTTAGTTCTAGTTTCTTTGTCATTTCTATTCTGTTTTAAATTCAGTAATGCTTTTGCTTTACCTTCAGGAGTAGTTGGACCTTTACTCCAGCCTCCGTGTATTCGGCATCTTACATTTCCATTCTTCATTAATATTCCAGATGCTTTACAAGGCAAACCATTCTGTTTATTTATTGTCTGACATTGCAGTCTGTATTTGTGTCTTGCAGCCATAAACGGTTTTAGGATTAAAAAAAAAGAGAAAAAAAAATTATACTTTTCAAATCCGTTCTAGTACGGTTTTATATAAAAGCTTAATAGTTATAATTATACACCACCTGGATAGATTTCCAAGTTACTATTTTCTAATTTATTTTATAGGAGTTATATTTTTTTTAAAAAGATTTTAAGAATATCAAATTAAGTACAATATTCTGTTAAGTTTGCAATACTTTTTATTATTATTTTTAATTTTATTACACAACTTACTTAGGACTTTGGTATATCTATTTTTAATCTGATGTCTTGTAAAACCATAATGCTTTGCAATCTCTGTCCATTTAAAACGTTGTGCTTTCATCCAGATAATTTGTCTATCAAGAATAGGATCTTCTGATATGTCTTGCTCAATACTTACTAAACATTCTATAGCAAACTCCCATCTAGTTATTTGTTTTGGTGTAGCTCTCAACTTTAATAACTTACGTTCATAGTAAGCCCAGTCTCCTTGCATATACGTTGTCTCTAATAGATTATACATACTAGCTGCCTTTGGCGGTTTTGGACCAGATAAAAATCTTTCTGTTCTTGCAGCTTCGTCTATCAAGTTAATAATATTAGATAATGCAAAGACTTCTTTTTGTATTTGTAATTCAGCTGTCATTAGTAGTTACCATTCTGATAAGTATAAATATTCTGTTTAACTTTATTAAAACCTTTGTTGGAATAGTTCTTGGCAAACTTTATGCTTTCAAGAAATGCTTTGTATCTTGGCATATCAAAGTAAGTAAAATTATTATGTGTAATGAGCGGTTTAAAATCTATATTTAACTTAGCCAGGCGTTGCATAGCTTCTTTAATCTTTGGCAGCGGAACTATCATGTGGTCCGCACAATCAATCATTCTAACATACGGAGTTAATCTTTTAAGATCATAGTTTTTGCAAAGATAAGAATATAATTTGAAGTCAAAAGCTGACATCTTCAGATCAAATATCTTTGGATCACTTATGTAGAATTGACGCAAATGCACTCCTTCTGTTGGCTCTCATATCTTCTGATAATTTCTTCTTAAATAGATCTTTGTTTGGACAATCTGGATAATGTTTAACTTGCTGGTACTCCAGGAACTGAAGCCATTGATCAGGATCTAGCATTACTGGATCTGATGCAAAACCATCCTTATAATCTGGAGCTATCTTTTTGACGTGCAGATGGATCATCATTTCTCCAACTAATTGATACCAAACGATGTAAGCTGGTATTCCAGCCATTTCTGCTAGTTTTTTGGTTACTTTGTGCTTCTTATTCCAGCCTTGACCATTATTAAATACGGTTTCAGCTAAAAAAAGTGGCTTAGAACAAGCATTACAAGTCGAAACCTGGTCAATATCGCTAAAACCTAAGCAATTATGCTGTTGTCTGTGCCAGTTGCTATATCCAGAGAACTTAACTCCTTTAAAATAGACCTTTTTAACCATAAAAACCTCGATAAACGAGTAATATAGATAATCAAGCAAAAAGATTGCATTTTTGAAAATAAAGGTTGCATATATGCAAGTATTCTATAAAAGCCTATATATGAAATATGAACCTAGATTTGATCCAAAATTACCAAAGGATCTAAACGAGAAACAACTTACCTCTACATATTTCGATACAAGACAACTTCCAAAAATAGAAATGCACATGGCAAAAGATGGTGTTGTTGCAAGAGTAGTTTTTTACTTCATATCTAAAAAAGATAAAAAAATTTACGAAAAAATATACTTAGGACCAGAGCAAGATATTTATAAGATTTGTGCCAGACAAGCGTCAAGAATAGGTCTTAATTTAGAAAGACAATTCAACAATATATGGAAAACAACTTTAGTAGAGTTGTTAAATCAACAAAGTAAAAAAAATTCAGACAAGTTAAATTTAGAATTAAATAAAAATAAATATGGAATTTACGATATTCAGAAACCAGCTGCTTTGTTATATGAGAAACTTTCAGAAAGTGGAATGTCAGTAAAAGATTTAGCTAATCTTTCTGATGTTAATGAAGCAACAATATTTAGACATTTAAAAGATGAATTTGAAATATCAAGAGATGTTGCAATTAAATATGCAAAAGCTTTAGGATGTGATCCAGCAGAAATATTATTTAATGATTTGTATGTGCCGATCTGGGGATCAACTGATACTGTTAGCGGATCATTAGTAAAAAGAGTTCAAGTTTATAATTCTGAAATTACTTCAAATAATAATTTAGGAATGATGAAGTGTCCTAGAGAAATTTAT